AACATCAAAAAAGCAACAAGTTAAAAATTACCTTTTAAAAAGAGGTTCAATAACTTCTTGGGAAGCAATTGAAAAATTTTGTGCAACAAGATTAAGTGCAATTATTTTTAATTTGAAAAAAGAAAAACATTTAATTGAAACAAAAAGAATAACATTCACAGACAAGTTAGGAGTTAAAAGTAGTTTTGCTAAATATATTTTAATAAAGAAATAAAATGAAAAAAGAAACAATCGTAGAAAATCAAGGAATAGAGTTTCCATCTGATTTTAATAACACAAACAATACTGATACAAAGGTTGAAATTGTTGTTACAAATCCAACAGTTATTGAAAAACCTATTGTGAAAGTTGATAGTGGAATAAAAAGTTGGCAAGATGCTTTAATGAGTTTGCCAAATAGATTCAAGCAGTTAGATTATGATATTAAGAGAACTACTTTGGAATTATCATTTGCTACATCAATTATTCGCAATTCTTCTGTTTTAAAAAATTGTGTTCCACAAAGTATATTTGATTCAGTAATTTATTCAGTTAGAGTAGGTTTAACTTTAAATCCCGCTTTTGGTTTTGCTTATTTAGTTCCGAGAAGGGTAAACAACGAAATGAAATGTTGTTTAGACATCGGTTACAAAGGTTGGTGTGCAATTTTAAAGAGTTATGGTAGTGTTACTCACATAGACGCACAGATTGTTTATGAGGATGAGAAATTTGACTACAATCCCGCAGAAGGAAGTATAAAACATAAACCTAAATTTGCTAAAACAGAAGAAGAACAAAAGAAAAGAGTTGTAAATTGTGCTTATGCAAGGGCAATATTACCAAACGGAAAAATAGTTTTTGAGGTTATTCCAAATTGGGAGTTACTTAAAATTAAAAATGTAAGTTCAGCATCTAAAGGTTTTAGTCCTTATTCAGAGTGGGAAAGCGAAATGCAAAAGAAAGCACCTATTAAGAGATTAGCAAAAAAGTTATTAACATTACAAGAAGATGATAGAGTTAGTGCTATGTTTGAGGCGGAGAATGTAAATTCAAAAGAAAAAGAAGAAAAAACTTTGAATGACATTTTTTAATTTTCATTAACTATTACTAATCAGCGATAAGAAACATTTTACAAATCATAACTTCCCCCAACAAGTTTTTTGGCGATTTTTTTTCGCTGATTAAGTCCTAAAATTCTTTAGGGGGATTTATATTATTAAATTTTATGTCCAAAGAACTTCCTTATTTCAAATTTTTTTCTGACCAATGGATAGGAAAATCAATTACACTTGAAACTTATGAATTGCAAGGAGTTTTTATAAGTGTTTGTGCTATTTATTGGACTAATGATTGTAGGGTAGCCATAGCCACCCTAAAGCGAAGGTATGGCGATGCTATACCAACACTTATAGGGTATGGTTATATTAATGACGAAAATGGTTACGCAAAAATAAAATTTTTAGACGAGCAGTTTGTCGAATTGTCAAAAAACAAAAAAAACCAACAAGTCAATGGATTAAAGGGTTCGGAGGTCAGATGGGGTAAAAAAACAAACATTGAAAATGGCGACCCTAATGGCTACCCCATAGCATTAAGAAAAGAAAAGAAAAGAAAAGATAAGATAAGAAAAGATAAGATAATAAAAGAAATAGAATATAATTATTCTGAATTAAAAAATGAATTTAAAAATTCTCAAACGAGATTAGAGCAAATTGCAAAAACAAGAAAAATAACAATTAATAAAGTTTTGGATTTAGTTGAAATGTTTTTTGAAGAATTAAATATTACTGAACCTAATGGTTTAAGAACTGTAAATGAAGCATTTAAACACTTTTTTAATTGGACAAAATATAAATTAGAAGTAAAAAATTCAAAATTTAAAGTTGAAGATGCACCAATTCCAAAAGCACTATCTCCCGAAATCGTTGAATTTATGAAAAAATCAAAAGGTGTGATTTAAGCAACTTTAGTGCGATATAAGGGTAAGGTATTAAAAGTATAAAATAATCTATTAAACTTAAAGCAAATGACTAAAAAAGGGTATGTTGATGGTGGTAACGAAGATAGCAAATTTCAAATTCAAAAATTACCACCACAAGCATTAGATATTGAAATGGCAATTCTTGGTGGAATTTTGACAGATTCAAATTGTATGCACGAAGTTGTTGAACTTTTAAAAGGAGAAGAATTTTATTGTTCAAAAAACAAAACAATTTATTCAGCAATTTTAAGTCTTTATAAAAATTCTTGGAATATTGATATTTTAACTTGTGTTCAAGAACTTAAAAAAATAAATAAATTAGATTTTGTTGGTGGTGCAACATACATAACACAATTAACATCTAAAATTGGTTCTGCAACAAATATTGAATTTCATTGTAGAATTATTACACAAAAATATATTCAAAGAAAAACAATCGAAAGTTGTCAGTTCGCAATCAATGATGCTAATGACGATAAAGATGTTTTTGAAACAGTAGATAACATAACTAATTTATTAGATATTGTTGACAATGTTATAAGTGGTTCACATAAAACATTTGATATTAAAAGTTTAGTTTTAGATTCTGAAAAAAGATATTTAAAAAGAAAAGAAGCATCTGAAAGTAATCAATTCACGGGAGTACCTACGGGTTTAAGTTCTTTAAATAAACTAACGGGTGGTTGGCAAAATTCAGATTTAGTTATTTGGGCATCAAGACCTGCAATGGGAAAAACCGCTTACTTATGTTACAATGCAAGAGAAAGTGCAAAAAATGGATTTACAACAGTTGTATTTTCTCTTGAAATGTCTGCACCACAATTAATTGATAGAATGATTCAAGGAGAGGCGGGAGATATTAACCCCGAAGATTATAAATTTGGAAATCTTGACACAAAAAGCGAACTTTTAGTTGCACAAGCACGAATAAGAATTGAAAGTTTACCATTAATAATTGACGATGCACCACGAATTAATCCAACACAAATTTTAGCAAGATTAAGAAAACATAAAAAAGTTTATGGAGATAAAATGATTTGTTTTATTGACTATCTACAAATTATGGATGCGGGTATGGATAAAAGATATAATAATAGAGAACAAGAAGTTAGTAGCATTGCCCGTTCTTTAAAGTCTATTGCAAAAAAAATAAATATTCCAATAATTGCATTGGCACAATTATCAAGACAAGCAGAACAAAGAGGTGGTTCAAAAAAACCACAACTATCAGATTTACGAGAATCGGGTGCGATTGAACAAGAAGCAGATATAGTAATGTTTTTATATCGAAGTGAATATTATGGAATCTTAACCGATGAAGCGGGTAATAGTTTGGAAGGAGTTGGAGAATTATTAATTTCAAAACATAGAAACGGAGCAACAACAAGAGATAATGATATTCAGTTTTGTTACAACAAATCAATTACAAAAATTTCAGACCCAATAAATAATTTTACAACATCTTTTAGTTATAGTTCAGACAAACCTTTGAAGCCGAATAAAAACTTTTATGAGGTTGAAAAAGACGATGATTTTACTAATGTAGCACCTTTTTAATTATGGAAAATAAAATTCATATTGGAATTGATGGTGGTGCAACAACGGGAATTGCAATTTGGGATGGAACATATCTTAAACTTGAAAGTGGTAGTTTTTGGGATATGGCATATTTTTTAGAAAAAAAAATATTTGACGAAATAAAGAAAAAAAAAATACCATTTGTAATTTATATTGAAGATACGAGTAGTGTAAAAATAACTTGGAGAAGGAAAAATTCAAATAATAGTATTGGCACTAATGATAGAATGGCAAGAAATGTAGGAATGAATATCAGAGATTGTCAGTTATGGTGTGAGTGGTGTGAAATAAATAAGTTTGAATATAAAAAAGTAAGACCTTTAAAAAAAAGTTGGAATACAAGTAATGGAAAAATTAGTAATGATGAGTTTCAAAAATTAACGAATTACCACGAACAAACAAATCAACACGAAAGAGATGCGGGTTTAATAGTTATTAGTTTTATAAAATTGAAATAATTATAATCTTGAAATTTTTGATGAAATTTCTTTTAAAACAATTGTATTTTCAGAAATTACACCAATCATTTCTTTTTGGTCAGTTTTTATGTAATTATTCATTTCTTTGTGTAATTCGTCAACTTGCTTTTGCAGTCGTTCTTCTGAAACAATTTGTCTTTTTAAAAGTTTCCAACAAGTATAACCTAATATGAAAGAAACAAC